TGTTGAACCGCCTCTTGTAATTGTAAGGTCAGCCCAATCATAACGGAAAGTTAATTGAATTTCGTTTATGTCATCAGAACTATAATCAAGTTCGCCAAATGTCATTTTCTTAATCCAAGCATTATTAAGAGTCCATTTTTCTATTTCATTTCCAATAGCATCAATTTGAATAATTTCAATTTGATCAAATTGTGCTGTTGCAGTTGATTTTGCAAATGTTCTTAATGTTGCGGGTGCTCCACCAGCTACTGCATATCCTTGTGCGGTTGGGGATTGATAGCCAGCAGCTAATAGAACTCTGTACATTCCTTCTGCAACATCTGTTGAGGGTGCTTGTAGTGTTGTGGAAACAGCATCACCAGCACCACCAAAACCAGCAGGATCAATTACTGTACAATTAATTTCGTTCCAAGTTGTTGTAGCAGGAAAATAATACGAATGACCTAAAAACTTATGAGTAGCTTCAGAAATTGTAATTTCTGGTTTGTTTACTTTTTTTACAACGAAAGAAGGTAAAGCATCTGATGCTGCACCAAATCTTAATAAGAATTTAAACTTTCTTTTTGGTTCTACTGTTGCTTCATTCCAAAATGCCATTTGTTATTTTCCTCCAACCTTTATTGTAAATAGTTATTAATCAGCAAATGATGCACCAGAAGATGTGATTGTGAAATCAATTGCAATAAATTCTATTGCTCTTGCTGGTTTCAAATATATTTTGGCGTACATTATGTTTCTATCCACCAAATCTGGTGTTGTTGTCGTTGTATCAAGAATAACACGATAATCGGATAAGCCAAGTCTTGACTTGACAGAAGATAAGAATGGATTTACTTGACCTGTAAATCTTGCCCATGTTACATTTACATTTTGATCAAACAATAATGTAGCAGCAATTCTTGAAACTTCTCTCTTCAAGTAAATAAGCAATCTACGAACATTGATTCGATCAAGTGCAGATGCAGTAACTTGTAAAGTCTTTTGTCCAAAAATTACAATACCTTCTGCTGGGAATTGAGCGATAGGATTGATACTTGCTTCGTACAAATTATCTCTATCAGTAGAAGAAAGTCTTTGTGTTACACCAAGTACTGGTACTCCACCACGACCTTCGGTAAGACCACCGCGAGTAAATCCTGCTGGGGCGAACCAAAGTTCTTGGGTTCTTTGTCCGTAGGACATTGCTCCAAGAGCAACTACAGAGGGTGGAACGAATACTAATTGATTGCTTATAGTATCACGGATTTGTACCCAAGGATAATATGTAGCACCGTAGCTTGAATTTAATCCTCTTGATTTAAGAGCATTTACTGTATTAACTACGCTTCCAGCATATCTACTTGTTTTACTAGAATAATATTGTTCTTGTTCTGGAAGATAAATATCTGGAAGGTCTATAACCGCTAACGCATCTGCTCTATTTTCACAAGTTTGAACAAGTTTAGTAGTCAAGGCTTCATATGTTAGACCGGGAATAGCTACTATATCTGTTACTAATGTTTCTGGATCTGATATAGTATCAATTGCTCTGTCATATGTGTAATATACATAGCTATTAGTTTCTGTTGGTGTAGTAGAAGTGAGTAATGTGTTTCTCAATGGATCAGCTTCTGTTATATCAAATCCATCAAAACCATTATAAAGTGGCATAGTGAATTGATCATAACCAGCAGTTAGAATTCCGCGATATCCTGCTTCTTCACCAGTAGATAAAGATGCTACAGCGGTTTTGGATGTTCCTAATGCTCTTGAACCAGAAACATAAACATATCCAACTTCGCTTGGAGCAGAACCAGAAACGTCATCTAATGTAAAGATGAAAGAATGTTCTCTGTATGCTTCATTTCCAAGATCAGTAACATCTGTGTCACCAAAATCAGATGGGAAATTTCTAGTCATATCCAAGTAGCTATAATCAAAATTGGTTATAGTTGCAGATTGTCCAGTTGTAATACCAAAGTAAGCTTTTGTTGGAGGAGAAATTCTTCCATCAGAAGCAGACACACGCAAAGGTATTGTAGGAAACAATACAGAAGCAGTTAAATTTACACCAGTAAACAAGAAATTATTAACACTTCTTGCTCTTGCTTTGTCCCCACTAACAATACTATTTGTTGGGGAAGCAGTATTAGAACCACTTGCTATTGTTACTGTAAATCTCTTAACTCTTGGTGGTCCAAAGAAACCAAATGGTAGATAGGTTGGATCAATAGAACCTGCATCTACATCCGGGTCCATTTCTACACGAATATATTTAGAAATATTTGTGTAAGTTCCGTACTCGTTTAATACTTTAGAAGTATCGTCCCATGCAGTATATTTATCGCCAATTTTTCTAGCAATATAGTTTACTGAAATTGGATTAAGATTGACGTTAGTGTATTGCTCGACAACCTTAATATTGTTGTCTGTATCATTAGCCAATCTAACTTGAACAGAGAAAGTTCCATAATCTTCAAAGTCGTTTGGAGGTGGTTTAATATCAGAAATTGAAATCTTCAAATTCTTTTGCATCCATTCGCCGGCATCAAGACCAACAAACTTGAAGAGTTTTTGTTGTAATGCAGGATTAAATGAACCTGTATTGGTAGTTAAGTCTTGTGCAATAACCCATCCAGTTTTAGCTGGTCTAGCAGGAGAACGATAGTTATTGAAACTAATGGAGCCGCTTACTAATGGCGCAATAAATCCATAAGATGTTGATGAGCCTAAATCAATTATTTCATCTAATGATCTATCGAAAGATTCACCTAACCAATAATATTCTTTATTGCCAGGGGCAGTAATATCTTCATTAGTTAATATTGGATTTGTATTGAATACTCTTCTGATATATTTATCTGAATCTTCACTGAAGTTAAAGTTGGAAGCATAAGTTCCAGATGGAGTAGTTACAACAGCATAAAACTCACCGAATCCCGCATTTGATTGAATAAGTACGTTTGTACCAGAAGTATATGTAGTGGTTGTACCAGCTAATGTACCAGAAAGAGTGATAGAACCTTGATCAATATACCATATTGCTGCTAATGTACCAGTTACAGAGGAAGCAGCAGAAGCAGAAGGCATAATAAACAAACCATAAGCACCACCACCAGAATCATTAGTAGTATGAGCAGGCACATTCCAACCTGCTTTACCAGTAGCAGTAGCATTATCGCTTTGGCAACCAAGCAATCTTATAATATTAACAGCAGAAGTATTAGACAACCAAGCTTGTGCGGCATATCCAGCATACATTGTGCCAACGTAATTACCTTGTCTCCAAACATCTTCAGCAGAACGACCGGGAACTGGATTTCCAAACATTTCAACTAATTGTGATTTAGAAGTAATATATACAGGACGCATTGATGGTCCTTTTGGAAATCTACCAATTATTGTTGGTCCTACAAGATTTGATGTAGCTGGTAATTGTGATTCATCAATTTCTTGGACTTGGACACCGGGAGAAACGAATCTGTAAGAAGATATTGCCATATTTATATATACTCCATTCTGTTAGATTTACAATAGTAAATAGTAATATAATAATCAAAAATCATTATTCACGATAAGATGTTTTGTTTTTAGAGGTATTTGCAAAATCTGGCATATCACCCACCATTACTCTTTCTCTGGGAAATTTAACTTCAACAGCATTTTCTCTATAAACAATTTTTGGAGTTTCTTGATTTTTATCTTCGCCTATTAAATATCCAATAACTTCTAACGTTATTGAAGCACCATAATTCTTTCTTTCTTCATTTAAGTTAGATGCATTATTTTCAAAAGCAAAATCACCTTTTATGAATGCATCATAATTATGTTGATCATAGGTGAGTTTGATATATCTTGTATTTCCATTTTTAGTAAAAAAGGGAGTTGTAAGTTCATTTAATTGCTGTAAGAAATCGGTCCTAATATTTAGTTGGTAAGTAATTGTAACGTGTACTGGAATTGGAATAGACATTGTTTGATAAACAATCTTATTTGATGGTCTTCTTGCATTTCTGTTTTCGTACAAAGGAAAAGCTCTATTATCTATTCTACGGACTGTTCTTGTTTCTGTTTGTTCAAGAGTTGTTCTTCTTACTTGATCTGCATTAACAAAGTTAGAAGTCTTTTCTTGATTTATTCTTTTAGATATTGTAATTACTCCACCTTTTTCATCGTTGATTGGTCTTAAATTGGCTGGGATACTACCAGTCTTTGCTGGATCTTTGTTAATAGATTTTCTTTCTACGGTAATTAAAGGGAGCTTGATTAGTCCAGAGGAATCACGAATATCTTTATTTGATTTTATCTGATGTGCTCTTTCCGCAGAAACCCATATTACTGGAACTTTTTTCCAACCATCTTCTGATGTAGAATAAATATTCATATCAACATTCAACCAATTATATAAGGCCATATCGATAGTTTCTATGGTTGATGGAGTTAATGAGACGATTTTATTAGACATATATATATTATCCCACAAATACCAAAACAGGTATTTTTTGTCCAACTTTCTGAAGGTTGTCGGACATAACTGCTTGTTGTTCAACAACCTTTGGATAAGTCATTTCAGCAAGGATTGTTTTTAATTCATCACGAAGTTCTTTCTTTTCTGTTGCTGCTTCTGTTAATAAAGCAGGACCATTTAATGTTACAGATTCTCCCGGTATAGGTAAGGTAGAAAACTTTGAGCGAATTTGTCCTAATATCTCTTTACAAATTGCTAATGCATATCTTCTAATCCATTGTTTACCAATAGAATTTATACTATCATAAGGAATATTAGCAAATGGTAAAGTATTCATATTATTTACACCATTTACACCAGTATCAACTCCTTGTTCTGATTCGGTCCAAGGATCAGATGGAATACTGAATTCTACCCAAAATACTAGTGGAGTTGCTATAGTAGGAACTGGAAACAATCTTAATTTATTGTTTTTAATTTCGTAGGAATAATGAGAATTTCTTGTATATATAGCCGTTTCATATGCCATTGCTTGAAGTTTATTTTGCCATGTTGGAATAACTTCAAAGGAAGAATCATCAGCATATTGTCCATAAGAAGAAAGATTACCAATAGCATTTAAGCCACCATAATAACCAAAGAATCTCCACATTGATGCAGGAGTTCTATAAAATACTTTTCTTATTATTGCTTTCTTTGTTCCTACTTTTCCTGCGTATGGAACTGCATTACCATTAACATCAATTCCACTTACAGAAGCAGATTCAATAATATCTTGTAGATCATAATCTTGAACACTTTCAACAGTACTTAATGATGCTGAATAAATTGGATCATTAGATGATAGTCCACCTTCAAGTGCAAATGCTTTGCCTATATTTCTAAAATAATCTAATGAATATTTTGGATATTTTAACGCAACATTTGCTCCCACTAGAGAACCTGTTACGATTTCTCCATCTTGATTAAAAGAACCTGTGGTTTTTCCAAGCATAGAAGGAAGAGCATTAACTGCTTGATGAAGATTAACAAGATACGAATATTCTAATACTGCTTCTTCGTATGCAGCATAAACATTTCCTGTTGTTAATTCAATATCTAATACATCACCACCAAGCTTTTTATATACATAAGCAACTTGATCAGCAGCACCAGAAAGAAACGGAGCAGATAAAGAATAAATACCAAACGGTAATGTTAGTGCTACATCAGAAGGATTGCCAGCAGATGAAAGAGCAACAGCACTTAATGTGCTTACAGGAGTTAAAGTAGGAACAGCCATACAATAAATAGTTTAATAAAAAAGAAACCCCTTTCTTTTAAAAAGGGGCTCTTGCAAAAACAAAACTAAACTTTAAGTTTAGGTTAGAATATTAAACACCTTGGGTTACAACAACCCAAGCATTTGCAGCACTTGAAGAAGCATAAAAACAAAGTGCGCCAGCAGAACCTGTAAGATTTATTGATTGGTTTGGAGGAGAACCATTAAACTGTGAACCAGTACTTGGATAAAGTTTTAATGTTTGACTAGGAACGCTATTTCCAATTATATAAAATTCTCCAATTGTTGCGGCTGGGAGTTGTACTCCTTTTGTACCATCTGCGGCTGTAACAAATGTAATGTGATTAACAATTTGTGCAGAACTTGAAACAGAAGAACCAGAAGCTGCTAATGTTCCAACATCACTTAACACTAAACCAGATTGAAATAGACTATCAGAAGAAACTGTAACACTTGTCATTGTTTGAGCAGCAAGCTCTTTTCTCATTCTTGAAACGCTAAATTTTGAACCCATAATAAAATCCCCCTTTGGATAAACTCCAACATTAATAAATAGTTTTATATAATAAGAAACCCCCCAATATTTCTATCGGAGGGTTTCTTATTGCTAATAGCTCTTAACTATTAAGCGCCGGATTCACCGAACATACCACGGATGATGACCAGACCGTAGAAGTCTGGGCGAATCATTTTCTTGGCATAACGGGTCATTACGCCTTTACGTGGCACGAAGTCATCAATACCAAAGATGGTTGGAGTGACTTGTAGTGGGACATAAGGAGCATAAACATAACCGCTTTCGAGGAAGCTAGAACCCTTGCGACCAACGAGAACTACGTTGCGGAGGAAGTAAGGATCAACATATACATCGAATTTCTTCGAAATGGAACCAACATTTACTACACCAACTTCACCCTTATCATCGTCAACGGCGATTCTAGCTTTGAATCCTGCTGTCATTTCAAGAACAGCAGCAACTTCTGGATTGACTACAAGGAAGTTTGCACCACCACGAAGAGTCTTTCTGTGGATTTGAGCAGAAACGTCATTGATTGTTTCAATGAGTGTTTCATACCACATTGATACGTTGCCGGTGAAGTCTGGAGCTTTTGAAGAAGCGCCAACTTCTTGACCTGTAAGTCTGTTGACGAACAAGCCTGGGGAACGGGACCAATAGAATGTACCAGCGGTCGAACCCTTAACTAGATCTTCAAGAATTTCACGATCAATTTCAAGACCGATTTGTTCAGAAAGAATTGAGGTGAGTTCTACTTCTGCATCCAAGTTGTGGTAAGCATTGAGATCTTGTCCAAGTTCTGGGGACCATTTTGCTTTCATTTTCTTGGTTATAGCGGTGACGCTTACGGAATCAACTTTGATGTCGATTTCTGGAATTGCAGTATTGCCTTCCAAGCCCCAAGTGGATTGTCCAACTACGGCACCAATAGCATTGGTTGAACCAGCAGCAGCAGGACCACCAAAATCGTCAGCTTCGGCAAATGTAATTGTTTGAGAAGTATTTGCAGAACTTGAAATATTGTTTGCACTATTGGTGTCAGATTGGAATACCAAGTAGACGTTACTAGCAAGAGTAGTGTGTGTACCTACAACTGAACCGTCACCAGTTTTGGTAAGTCTTCTTGCTTGTGAACCGCTTGTAATAATACCATTGGTTCCAACTGTAACAGTAACAAGATTTTTGACACTGAATTGGGTAAGACTTGAAAGTGCAACGGCTGCTACAACAAGTTTGGTACTACCAGATGTAAAGTCTGGATCATAACGCACCCAAGAATCTAGATAAGCACTAGTGCCAGTGGTTAAACCCTCACCGAATGTACCAGAAGCAATGATTGTTGGAGTAGCAGTTATTGAACCAGTTACGGAGGTGTAACCGTTGTTGAGGTTGTAGAAACCCTTTTCAGCGTTTGCACCAGTTAAACTAACACCACCAGTGATTTGTTGACCGAGGACACCTTGACCGTAAATAGAATCACCTACTGCATAACCAAGTCTTGGAGCAGAACCTGCTGTGCTTGAAACATTGAAGTCAAGGAAGAAGATAAGACCGCTTGGTAGGGACATTGGTTGAACGGAAACGAGGTCGTTTGCGATTAAACCGGCGAATACTCTGCGAACGATTGGGAATGCTACAGCAGCAAAACCTTCTACGTCGCCAGCAGCCATTGTTGAAGATTCACGGAGAAGTTCTTTTGCT